TGATCCGGAACTGTCTGGGCAGCTGCAGTTTGTCAGCTACAGCAACGCGGCTCTGAGGACCAGTCCTGCCAATCTGTTTGGCATGGAGTTGGGAATGCGGCTGCCGGTGTTTGACATCAAGGTCAGCGCCCAGAAGAGAAATGCCTACACACGGATGGCCCAGAATGAGCTGGCGCTGCAGTTCTTCCAAAACGGATTCTTTAATCCTGCTCTGGCAGAACAGGCCCTCAGCTGCCTGGATATGATGGAATTTGAAGGCAAAGACCGGATCCTGCAGAAGATCTCTGCCAATGCATCCATGAAGCAGCAGCTTCTGCGCTATATGGGGCTGGCCCGGGAACTGGCGGGAAAAAGCAATCAGATGCTGGCCCATGCCATCGAAGAGGATATGCAGAAGTATGTGGGAAATGTATCCGCAAGGCCGGCCACCCTTCCGGCTTCCGAAGCCAAACGCGTGATGGAGGCCAGACGGGCATCAGCAGAGGCAGCAGAACCGGAGGAAAACCCTTGATCAACATTCGCTATGACAAAGAGAAATTCTGCCTGGAGCTGGAAGGCCACGCCGGTGCCGGAATCCCGGGGCAGGATCTGGTATGCTGCGCGGCTTCCATTCTGGTTTATACCCTGGCGGCCAATGTGCGCAGAATGCGACACTGCGGATGGCTGGAGGAAGCCAGAATCTGCCTGGCACCGGGAGATGCCCGAATTTCCTGCAGTCCCCATGAACGTGCCCGGGACCGTGTTGCTGCCCGGGTGGATGCCATTTGTTTGGGCTTCCGGATGCTGGAAAAGGAGTATCCGGAGTTCGTAAAATTTACCGTCCGATAGGAAGAAAGGAGCACTATGGAAAAGAAAAGAATCAATTTGCAGCTGTTTGCGCAGGAGGAAACCCAGGAGGAGGTGCTGGATTCTAAGGAAGCGGCTGCCCAGGAGATCCCCTGGGGCACCAATGCCCTGGAACAGCAGTTCCGGAACCACTTCCGGGAACTGGAGCGGCAGGCGGAGGAAATGAAACTGTACTTTCCCGGGTTTGACCTGCGTCAGGAATTGAGAAATCCTGTGTTTGCCCGGATGACAGCCCCCGGTGTGGGACTGAGTGTGGAGGATGCCTTCTACGCAGTCCATCGCCGGGAACTGCAGTCTGCAGCGGTCCAGGCCGCCAAGCGGCAGGTATCCAGCGCCATTGCCTCCGGCGCCATGCGTCCCAGAGAAAATGGTCTGTCCGGTCAGGCACCTGCGGTGAGTTCCTTTGACTACCGCAGCGCTTCCAAAGAGCAGAGGGAGGATTTAAAGCGCCGGATCCGTCTGGCTGCGGCAGAGGGTAAGAAGCTTTACCCCGGCAGTAATTAATACACCGACCTTCCTAAAAGAAAACGCTGTTTCATTTGAGGAATGTTACGGTAGGCATGTCATTGCGAACCAGCGCGCACGCTGGTGTGGCAATCCGCTCCCTTTGTCGCTCGAAGCGTGACACGCACCCCGGATCGTTTGTGTGTCAAAGGCACACGCGATCCTTTGGCTTACAGGGGATACGGATTGCCACGCCAGTTTGCGAACTGGCTCGCAATGACAGTTGTGGACGAAATCTGCTGCGAATGAATCGGCACCTACCAACGAGGAAGGTTATCCACGCCAACAACCAAAATCAACTTACATCAGGAGGAAAAAGAATGGAAAAGATGAATTTACAGCTGTTTGCAGATGCCGGCAGTGTTGTCAGCGGTACCGCCGGTTATGTCAATGCCTATACCGGTTCCCAGGAGGCCTTTGATGCAGGCAATTCTCTGTCCGGTGAGCTGAAGACCTTCTACGATACCGAGCTTCTGGAAAATGCCCGGGCGGAGATGTTCTATGCCCAGTTTGCCAAGAAGCAGCCTCTGGCAGCCAACCACGGAACCTCCGTGGAGTGGAGAAAGTGGAACACCTTTGAAAAGGCCGGTATTCTGCAGGAGGGTGTCATTCCCACCGGTCAGAAATTCGGTATGTCCAGCAAGACCGGCACCATCAACCAGTACGGTACTTATGCAACGGTGTCTGATAAGCTGGAACTGCGGGCCTATGATGATGTGATCCTGGGCGCCACCGAGGAAATGGGCGCTTCCGCAGCGGAAACTCAGGAAACCCTGATCCGGGACGGCCTGTTGGTGAACACCAACGTGCTGTACTGCGACAATGTGAATCTGGAGGACGGTTCCGTGGCAGGTACCCCTGAAAACTGTGCCCAGATGGAAGCATCCGAAACCGTCATGAGTATGCTGACCCCCGATATGGTTGCCAAGGCGGTGACCATCATGAAGAAGAACCGGGCACCCAGAATCAACGGTAAGTACTACTGTGTGATCCATCCTTCTGTTGCCTACGATCTGCGCAAGAGCGCCGACTGGATCGAAGCCCACAAGTACGGTGCACCCGGCGAGATCTTCAACGGTGAGATCGGTGAACTCCACGGCTGCCGCTTCATCGAGAATGTGTTCGCCCCTGTACTCATGGGTGAGTATGTCAACAAGGCAGGTACGGCTACTTATGCCAGCTACCTCTTCGGCAAGGATGCTTTCGGCATCATCGATCCTGAGGGCGGCGCGCTGGAGATGATCGTGAAGGATAAGAGCCAGATCGGCGGTCCTCTGAATCAGTTCTCTACCATCGGCTATAAGTTTGAGACCAACGGTGCAACTGTGCTGTATCCCGAACGGATGCTGCGGATCATGTCCTGCTCTTCCTACAGCGCAACCGATGAAGTGAACTGAGCGGACAGTCATTAGAAGTTAGGAATTAATTACTTCAAGTCTTCGCCTTAAAGTTTTTAATTGAATATCAGTATAAAAGAGAAAGTGAGGGAATGAGGAAAATTCCTCATTCCTCATTCCTAATGTCTAATTTCGGAAACGGACTTAAAAAAGGAGGATAACAGATGGAAAAAGAGAAGCGCGTGGAAGTGTTCATCCCCAAGGGCTATGTAAATGAGGAGCCCAATTTGCTGGTGGGTGTCAACGGAGTGAACTATCTGCTGCCCAGAGGCAAGACTTCTCTGGTGCCTGCGTGTGTGGCGCAAGAGGTGGAGCGGTCCCGGGGTGCCCAGACAGCCCTGGACCGGAAAATGGATGAACTGCTGGCCGGGGAATGATTCCCCGGCCCAAAAGGAAGGAGAATGGCCGTGACGATTCAGGAAGCCCTGACCCGGGCAGATGCCATACGCCACAACACCTATACCCAGGAAGAGAAAACCGAATGGCTGAGCCGCCTGGACGGTAAGATCAGGCGGCTGATCATGGATGCCCATGAGGGAGAACCGGCAGCGTTTCACGGATATGATGCCGATACACCGGCAGATACGCAGCTGCTGGTGGGAAAGCCCTTTGAAGAAATATATCTTTATTGGCTGGAAGCTCAGATTTGTTACCGGGATGGGGAAATCGGAGATTACAACAGTGCCATTGCCCAGTATAACCGGCTGTACAGTGCATTTGAAGATGCATACAGAAAGGATCACATGCCCAGATGCATTGGCACCCGGTTCCTGTACTGATACAGAGGGAAGGGGGAATCAGATATGCACTGGCCAATACTCAGCGGCAAGAGCCGCCTGATGAAAACACAGGATGTGTTTGGCGGGTATGATCGCAATCTGCGTATCGGGGAAGAATCCTTTTACGATATGGAGAACATGACTTCCGATCACTACCCCATTCTCGCACCCCGGAAGGGCAGGGAGGTCTATGAAACAGCCGCTGCTCCCCAGGGACTCATCGCCAAGGATTCTCTGTGCTATGTGGATGGCAGCGCCTTCGTGATTAACCGGAACCGGATCGAAATGGGCCTTTCGGAAGCGGCGCAGGACTGTCCCAAACAGCTGGTATCCATGGGAGCCTATGTGATCATTCTGCCGGATAAGAAGTATATCAATACTGCTGACCTTTCAGACCGGGGCAGTTTGGAAGCCCGCTTTGTGACCCAGGCGGCGGTGCGGTTTTCTATGTGCGACACAGACGGAGTGGACTATACACCAGCCTATTGCCAACCAAAGGAACCGGAGGATCCGGAAAATATGGCCTACTGGATGGATACGGCATCCCAGCCTCCGGTCCTGAAGCAGTGGTCCCAGAGCGGCGCACTTTGGATCGGGGTGGAAAATACCTGTATCAAAATTGCATCGCCGGGAATCGGCAGGTCCTTTGCGCGATATGACGGCATTTTTCTGCGGGGACTGACCGGTGCCCTGACGGAAGCAGAATCGGATCTGGAAATTGCGGATTCTTCGGAACTGGCAGCGCTGGAGGGTACTGCGGTGATTCTGGAGAAAGGGGAGGATTATCTGGTGATCTCCGGAATCCTGTCGGTGCCCAGGACCATCCGCAATGAGATAACCCTGTCCCGGGAAATGCCGGCCATGGATTTTGTGATCGAGCGGGAAAACCGTCTGTGGGGCTGCCGGTACGGTCTGAGCAGCGATGGAAGGGTGGTCAATGAG